GTCTGAATCCATCACCAATAAATTGCAAGGCCTTACGAACAGGCATTGATAAATTAGGAGGACACTCATCTTTAGTCTTCCATTCTTCAATAAATTGTCGATCAACTTCAAATGTTTTACAAAAAGTATCTTTTACTGCGTTTGCAAATGCAGTACGCTCCCATATAATTTTATTAGGCATACTATTTAATTCTTTTTGCAGATAATCACAAAAAGTATCTTTACCATTTTGAGCTTGGCCTGTAGCTGAAATGATTTTCAATTTATTTCTCCTTAACTAAATTATAAGCGGAGTTTAAGTTATGTTCAAGAAAAAACCTGTAGAAAAAGTATGCGGCAATTGTCTTTTGTACAACCATGAAAAAAAAGAATGTAAAGTTGCAGTTCTCGTCGAAGGACAAGAATATCATCTTCCTGTTTTCCATCGTGATAAATGTCATCTAGAACAACTAAATATACCAGTCCAACAAGTAAGATGGTGGGTCGAAGATGAAAACGGCAACCAAACTGAAGGCAATGGGACAGTAAAAGTAGAATATCCCACGGGATTTTTCGGCGAAGAAAGGAAATAATGGCTGGAAACTGTACTCCTCCTTATGCATGTGGAACAGGTGGGTTTTGCAATTGTAATTGCAAATGCATACGTCCATGTGGGAATTATTCTTGTTGTGTCGAAAACATAACGTATAAATACACAATATATTTTAATTACGCTGAAAAACCATGCTGTCCAACAGCAACAGTAAATGTTGACATTGAATTTTTACTAGAAACCGATGGATGTTGCTTCACTCCATATGAAAGTCCACTCGGCACCATGATGGAACTTCGTGTAGTAGGAAATGGAGTTCTCAAAATAACGCCGGGATCACATTATCAAGATTCAGGTTGTTTTTGTGTGCCAACTGATCTATCTTGTGATGTTCCGGGCACTAAACCAATAGTATATGCGACAATATTAAATATTACTACAGGATATTCTTGCACACTGTCAGAAGCAGCTGCATTGGCTGGAGAAAATCTAGAATGTGGCGTCAATGATTGTGATTCAATACAAATTTTTTTCCAACCAACTGCAAGCTGGCCGGGAACTTGTTGTTGTGCTGGTGGCCCTAGTGGATACATACTTGGCAATGATATTGGAAATACTTGCAGCAGTGGTATGCCCATGAGAAGAAATAGAACAACTATGCTTGGACTAAAATATCAAATTTTATCACGCATTAAAAAAGTTCGCTACAAGCCTTGAGCCTGTTGAATAATTTTTTTAACTGCATCACCTTTCATATTAATTATTTTACCAAGTTTTTCTGCATCAGTATTAGCAATGTCTTTAGCAGTTTTTATTCCTGCATCATATAACTTATTGGCTCTAACACGTCCAATATTATCAATCTTACACAAATTAATCAAGTGTGCAGGAACACCATAAGCTATTCTTCCCTCAAGAGTTTTTAACCACCCAGAACGATTCCAAGAACCTCCCATGCTATCTAAAGCTATCAAAATCTGAGATAATCTATTGAAATCGAACTGTAAATTTCTTCGAAAGCTAGCCAAAGCTTGTGAGTTAGTGCCATTCAAGAGTGAATAGTAACAGTATCCAGCCTTAATGGCTCCATCGGCTAAGAATTTACCAGTAAACTTCAATCTAGCCTGATTGGCGTACAAGCTCATTTCGTCTTTCTCTGCTTTGTTAACAATGTTAGACCTTTGACTGTCAATGTTGCCTAGTGCCAATGAAAGAAGATGATCATCATTCTCTTTTCCAGAATCAAACAAAGACTTGAAGTTAAAATACAAATCGCTTACATCAAAAGGACTTATGTAAAACATACTGGCAACTTTGCCAATTGTTCTGGCATTCCACTTATCATCCTCTAAGCCAATGGCACCGCATTTTCTCAATAATTCAAGAGTAGAATCAACAACGCTATCATCGAATGACTTATTTTGAAAATAAGCCAATGATCTTTTAAACCACTTGCGAACATCATCTGTGGTTTCAATTCCGCCAAAATAAATTTCACTAACCAAGTGAAACGCCAATGTTTTATAATTATTGCCATATTTTTCGAGAAGCTGAGATTCTATTCTGTTCGGCTTGTTGAATTTTTGCTTATATAAACTCACTTGGCTTTCTGGAACAAGAACATAAGCATCTCCCATGGGATCGATGCCATATCTTCCTGATCTACCGCACATTTGAATAATTTCATGAGATTCGACTTCGTCAACACCACGATTGACACCTAAGATAATCACTCTTCTGGCAGGCATATTAAGACCTGCTGCCAAAGTACTTGTTGCAACAACTACTTTGAATTTTGGATCGTTACGGAATTTATCTTCTACTTTTGCTCTTTCTGCTGATTCGAGGTCAGAACTATGAAATTGGCAATCAATTCCTGCTGATTGAAGTTCTTTCTTCATCATTTCGCCAGTTCTTTTGGTATGAGTAAAGACGATGAACTTATCATCTTTATACCATTCGACAATATCCATTGCCTTATTGATTTTTTCTTGCTCTAGGAGATCATATCTTTTTATGCTGTCGTCATATGTTTCATAATGGATTGTAAGAGGAACAGGTCTATATTCTGACCTTAGAACAAATGTCTGCTTTTGATTAAGGCTATAACTTACCCATTCTGCAAGTTGTTCTACGTTTGGCATTGTTGCGGAAAGGAGAACGATTCTGGCAGTTGGATTGATTTGAGTGAATTTCATCAATCCGACTTCTAGGTGATCTCCACGATTTTGAACTCCGATTGTGTGGAATTCATCGATGACAAGAGTCCCAATTTTCTTGAGAAATTGACTTTGTTCTGAATTGTGTGATCTGCTTCTATGACTAAGCATTTCACTTGTCATGATGATAATATCGGCATCATCAAGCTCTTTGGTTCTTTCTTTGGTGAGTCTGTAATCGCCTGTGCAGATGCTTATTTTTAGGTCAGAGAGGTGATATTCTGGATTTGTCCAATCGGTCACCTTTTCACGGGCCAAGGCTCTGAGAGGGGCAAGGAACATTCCTTTTCCTCCTCTTTCACGAATTTCTTGAGAGAGAAACTGTTCTGCAATCACGGTTTTACCAGCACTTGTCCTTGCTGCGACAAGTGTATTGCAGTCTTGATTATAGAAGTCCATGATCCTGCTTTGGACAGGATTGAATTTTTCAAATTTCCATTTAGCGAATGGAAATTCCGATGTGGCTACGCAAACATCTTGATCTGAAACTTTAATGATGGGCGGCATGACAACCTCTTGATTTTTTTGATTATAGCAAATTAATCAAGGTTTTCAATATGGAATTTTATCATTGAACATATCGAGGATTTTTTTGTTCTCTTGGAATCTTCGGCCATCATTTTTATTTGTTGCTCTATCAAAGCTATCAAACATAATAATGGTGTCTGCTGCACCTTCACGATAGCCGTGAGATTGTCCCCAATAAAATCCAAGAGCCAAGCAGGTAATACCAGCAAGGCTCATTGGAATTAAATGTAATGCGTACTTAATCAAGCAACTGCACCCAATCTTTTTTCATGTTCCTTATTAACTGCAAAGTAAACCATATCAATCATATCATACAATTCAAAACATCCATCCGCAGAATCGAACCATTTATCAATTTCTCTGATGTTGCCGAGAAATTCAACTGATTCACCTAAATCGCCACCCAATCTTTGACTGAGTCTGCCATGTAAAAATCTAACATGGTCGTCAGAAAGTTTCAAGCAGAACTCTCTTAGATAAACTTCTGGCTTCTTCATATTTAACCTCACGGGAGAAAAGTGTGGATATTTTTAATGCTGACAAACTAGAATCTCTTTTAGTCGCCAACTGGACACACTTTATTAACAGTTCCAAGCTGATGGCGTATGTACTGAAAAACGTACAAGAAAACGCTAACTGCCTCGATATTATATCAAGCGAAAAAATAAAAAACAAAGGTATACGAGTCACCTTATCAAGATTCCATTTAAATAAAAATGGATTCTTGATTTGGGTTGAATTTAATACGCCAGTTGCCAACAGCAAGTATGCTGAAGGAACAATGGAATTAAATTTAAGTTTTGATGGCACATTAAATTTCATTACCATGAATGGTAATTTAATTTAAACAACATCCAATCTTCTGATATTATCGCCGTCTCTGTCTATAAATTTATCTTCAAAAACCAAAACTCTCTCATCATCTGAGAATCTTAAGCCCATATTATACGCATCCAAACTTGTTGATCTTCCCTCTCTGGAGGCAATGACCCAACAATAATCATCTTTTCTTACTAATTCTCCATTTTTATTTTCTTGAGTAGTACCAATTTCCAATTTAACGCTATCTGGCAGAAGTATCTCTAGTTGTCCGTACTTTAGAAGATGCTCTACAATAAGAGCCTGAATTTTTCTTTTTTTCATGTTTGGACCCTCGTTAAAGGAAAACGTCAGTATATGACGCTGCGAAGTTATATATTGTTTTTTTATTTGATTGTTAAAATCTTCGCACCAAACTTCATGTTTTGAAAAATTAAAAGAAATCTACATTTTTAGGTTGCATGTATATATACTGGAACCCTTCATACTCGCAAGATTCTGTGTCATATTGATTGGGAATTGGAACTGGTTTTTCAGATCTATCTAAGCAAACAGACCAAATATAAATCTTCCTATGATCTTTAAAAATTTCAATTAATGATAAGTGCTTTGACCCAAGAAATCTTTTGCCAATTTTGCAAATTAAATTAAATGGCAAGAATGGGTGTTTTGTGTTATGAATTTGTAGAGTTTCAATAAGATATTCATTGTAATCTGATTTTTGATAATGTAAAAAAAGATTATAACCATCTATGGTAACTTCTCTTGCCTTGAAGATTGCCAAATCATCCTCCCAAGTAATCAGTGTTTTGGGATAATTAAAAGGAACAAGTACATTGCCAAGGTTTTTCATTTCCTTGATTATTTCATCAAGTTTTGATGATTTGCAAAAACTCATAAAACCTTAAGTTTAATTAACAATGTTATATACGAAAATTAGGATTAAATATATCATCATAATTTATTGACATTTCGCCATACTCAGAACACATATCTTCAATTTCTTTTTGAGCAAACCTTCTAGCACTACTACCCATTATACCATTTGATTTTTCATAATTGCAATTTAAATGCAAACGATCAAGAAACCATTCATATACTTGAGTCAATCCCGGTGAAAGATTGTATTTTGAATTGAATCCAAGAAAATCAAAAACATCTCGTGGATCAAGCCAACAATAACCAGACCAAGGATCTCCAGAGTAATAAGAGTTTGGCACGCCAAACTTTAAGGCTCTATCAATAAAATGTAATAAAAGTCTGATGTAATTCTTTGCCGTCCATGGATCAAGACAGCATTCTCCATCCATGATTCTAAACTCAATCGTTTTTCGTTTGTTGTTGTAATAATGATAAGTGTTAATTGTATAATACTTGCAGCAACCAAGCTTGCGAATCAAATAATCATTAGAATGAAATCCATCTTCAACTCTTTCAAAAATTTCCGATTGCCCCAGCAACTGACAATACTGATTGCGCTTGCGGCTTGTTGGCATTGAATCCATAAAAACTGGCTCACATTTAATCCACCAAGTAATAATGTTTGCCAATTCTTGCTCGCTAAGATCACTCACATCAACATGAACGTGAAAGCTGCATCTTTCATCAGCATTGATTTTATTATCGTTCCCAAGCGCATCAATTACCTTACAAGTTTCCATAAGTCCAGCCCAGCCCTTAAGCACTGGTGTGCATATTTCGATGCCACAACTACTGTCAGGTTTGATAATCCAATCACTATTGTTGTGGTCATATGCCCATTTGTGTATTTTAACTATTTTTTCAGAAGATTTTTGTACTAAATTTGCTACATAATATGTGCCTTCTGGCAATATTCCATCATTGTGACCAAGCGGCCTATTCCTAAAATCAAATGCATTGATTTCAATTTCCGCACCAAATCTTCGGAGGTTGTTTATATCAATATTTTCTTTGATAAATTCCATCGAAAACCCCCTGTTCACATTATAAGAATAGCAACTTTGAGTAGCAATTTATTAAATCAAACCTATAATTATTTACAAAGGCGTCGTAAAGACACAAGGAGCAATACATGAAATGCCTCTTAATTGAAACTAAAGATAAAAGAAAATTTTTCACTCATAAGAAAAATTTCAGTCAACTTATTGAATTTTGCAAAATTTTTAAAGCAAATTTATCAATAGTCAACATGAAAGAAGGTGCGATTTTAGATCTAGAAGAATTAGTTCCTGCTCTTTGCAACCCAAAACAAAAAAAACAAAACTATGAATATGTCGTTATAGAAAATAAAATTTCACCATGTTGTGAAAAACCAAACAAACGTGAAATGGCAAAAAAAATTCAAAACAATATTAAAAATAATTTTTTAAGTAATAAAATAATTGTTTTGAAAGAACTTAAAGGAAAATATAACAAATATGGTTTTAGTGACGCAAATCTTTGCAATTATGTAAAGAAAATTAAAAACGAACTTTCAAAAGAAGGATATACTTTTTCAAAAATAGCAGCAGGAGCATATAAAATTTTATGAAATATGATATAGACATTGTTGTTCCTGTAGAAACATCAAATAGAACCATCAAAACAAGAATTAATGATTTTAAAAAATATGGGTTTATTAATACAAATAAAATTAAAGCACGATTGAACTTGCTGGCCAGTGAAGACAATAATGACGAATTTGAATGGCTAAGTACTGGGTGGCCAGAAAATATTGAAATAAATATAATTCATTGCCCCTACAACCATGTCGCTCAAAAGATTTATTACTTTTATCATAAGTATCTAAAAGCCGATATAGCTAAATGGTATATGAGAATAGATGAAGATAGCGTCAATGATCTTGAAGGGTTAATTCAAAATTTAGATCGGTATTTTGATTATGAGAGAGAATATCATATTGCAAGTAGATTGCTTTATGACATTTACCCATTAGATCAAAAGCTTTTAACAATACTTGGTTTTGGCTGGTGGTATCGTAATAGTACATTATGGCCAAACATTGAATCACCAGCACATGAACAAGAAATCAGCATTACCAGTAATGCCGCAATCAAAAAAGTCACCGAAAACCCAAAAGCCAATAAGTATTTTCAACTAAGAAAAGAATTTCCCGAAGGATATGGCGATCACGGTCTTTGTCATGCTTTGCGAATGTCGAAAATTTATGGAGTAGAAGTCAAATTTATAAGTCACGAAAGTGACTTATGGCTTCACAGTTATTTTGGTGGCCACAAAAATCACGTCCACTGGGTTGGTAGAGACAAATGTCCCAAATATATGGAATGGATGGACTATTACGAAAAAACAACTTTTTCAGAAATTGAAAATAAAGTATTCTTAATTGAAGATAAAGAAAATAAAAATGCAAATAAACTTGTAAAGTTTTTCCCAGATCAAAAAATTAAATTATATAATGAAATAACTTCTGATTCAGAAAACAATAACACAGTAGGACTATGGTGTAAAAAAGAAGACAAAATAATCATTATTCTTGATAGCCTACAAAAAGTTGCACACTTTACAAAAAATAATGACATTTATACTTATGAAAAAATTTCTATGATAGAAATCAATTAGGAGGCAGCAATTTGCTGCCTCCTAATTTTCTCATTATCCTTCCAATTCTTCGTCGATACTTTCATCGTCATAAGAATCAGTTTCGCTTAATTCAACATCAGAATCATCTTCTGCCCTACTAGCAATAGCCAGCTTATAAGGCTCAAGATACGCATCGACCTGATCAGATGAATTAGCATCAATGAGTGCTGGACACTTCAATAAAATGTCCATGGGTACATCGTTACGATCCATACTTGCACGGAATTTAACTTCTTCGCCATTAGAAAAAGCAGGCTTGACCTTGAATGATCCTGTTCCTGCAATTTCAATCCTATCAGCATCTAACAAACAAGAAAGAAGACCACTAATTGGATTAATTCCCTTATCAAAAAGAAGCTGAACATTCTCAGACTCCACAAAAGGTCTGTGAGTCTTGTTTTTAACATTCTTGAGCTTCACATTGATGCCAAGAATCTTCTTCTTCTTAGCACTTATCTTCTTTTCTATTTTCTGCATTGTCTTGGTTTCAAGACGACAAGACGCATAGAAAGGAAGGGCATTTCCACCACCAGCAGTTGTTTTGGTGGGAATGTAAGTTCCAATTTTATCACGAGTCTGATTGAGAATCACAACTGTTGCGTTGTGTTTCTCCATGACCGTGTTAAGTTTTCTTAATTCTCTTGAGCAAATTTTAGCTCTTTCTCCGGGTTGTTCATTTCCGCCTACTATCTTCTTGAACTGTTCTTTCGTGTAGTTTTCTGGCAATGCAACTTCACGAAGTTCACGGGCAGAAGGACTTACCCCAATCGAGTCATAAACAATGACGATTGGGACTTCATTGTTCGTTTTTTCACGGGCTTTTTCAATAACCCTATACATTGTTGAAAAAACTGCTTCCAGTGTTTCTGGAGTATGTCTTACAATTCGCTTCAGATTACAATGGCTTGCAATCTGAATGAATTCTTTATTGGCGCTATTCTCACAGTCCATAAGAATAGGAATGCCTTTGACTTTCTGTGTGCCGAACAAAATATTGGCACCGAGCAGAGACTTGGATGAACTGTTTGGACCGTATATTTCAGTCAATTTTCCACCGGGAATTCCTCCCGTGATGAATTGACCTGAACAAATATAATTAAGTGCTAGACTTCCTGTGTCAACGAAATACTTAACTGAGTCGATTGCATCAAGAACATCGCCTCCAGTTTCTTCTGCGAGATTTTCAAAAAAATTATCATCAACGCCTTCACTTGCTTTTTTCTTTGCCATAACACACCACCTTATGTTGAGAGAATGAAAAAAAATGGGTGTCCAGATTATGCTCTGGACACCCATTCTGTTTTGATTACATGCCTGAAAGTTCTTTCAGGAAGTCGTCATCGGCTAGATCATCGCTTGGTTTTGATTCTTCTTTAGCAACAGAAGGAGTGCTGCTGACAACCAATTCTTCTCGAACTGTCTCAACGACTTTAGGCTTGGAAGGAGTAGCAGAGCCTGCGTTCCTGAATTCATCAAGTTCGCTATCGGTGCCACTTGCATCACCTTCTTTGACCATACCAAGATGAACACGAAGTGCGTGCTTGAGTTCATCTTGCGTTTTAACTACACGAAGAGCCTGAAGATCATGGATGTTTTCCAACCACGACTTCAATTCATCGAGACTTCCAGCTGGTGTTGGTTCTTCAAACTTACTATTGTCATAGTTGGGGTATTCAGCGCCACCTCCACCTTTAACAACTTTCTTGACAACTCTAAAGTCACGTCCATCCCTTGGATGAGTAATGTCACCCAATGGTTTTTCTCCAGCGGCTTCATCCCCACGCATTGCACGAATAATCTTAGAATGAGTCGTTTTACCACAAGAATAAATCTTAGGGCCAACATTCTTTTTGATGTTGCCATCTTTATCCTTTTCAGATCGAACAATTACATTGTAATAGTATCGTTCGACAGGCTTGATTGCTCTTGCCTGATTCTGAAGGTCTTCTTGTTCTTTGCCATGTTTTCCTTCAGATTTTTGCCACAAATCTGAATAGTACTTGCAAATGATACAGTCGCCCATCCAACGCTCGCCCTTATCCGTTTGCACTAAATTGCGAGGGCAATGATAGGTTTTCTTTTGGCGAGTAGATGGATTATTCAATGTGTGAACACGAGTTGCACACCATACAACTCCGCCTTTTTTTCGTGGCATAATACGCATAATTACAAAGCCATCACGATCAGGCATCTTGACAAACTTTTCAAGATAATCACCACTGTTTCCAGCGGCAACACCTTCTTCAGAGACTCTTTTAGCCTCTTTGTTAATCTCATTCAAATCCAGTGGTTCAAAGTCTAGTGACATAGTGTCCTCGTTGTAAAAAGTAAAAGTGACGGTAGCCTCATCAGCCCCGTCACTTTATTATCGACAAAAATCACTAAGACTTTAATGAATTTTGAAAAATATTTTTATTTTTTATTTATATCAAAATTTTCACTAGCTGCTTCTGCAAGATCATTTGCTACTTTTTCCATGCTTAAAGCCTTTTCGTGAAGGGCGTCCATCTTTTCCTTCATGGTTTTGTAGCCTTCTGATTCTAATTTATCATTGATATTCTTGCGGTTAGACTGTTCGTTTTCGTACTCTTGCTCTAAATTCTTCAAAATTTCCAAATTATGCTTTAATTTTTCACTTATTTTCTTTTCTCTTTCTGCCTGCCTAATTTTAGCCAATTCAGCATTTCCCGGCAGGGCAGGTGGTGTGTATCCGTATTCTATCTTGTGCATTTCTCTCTCTTTACTTCTTTCGTTCTCGACCAATTTTCTCTCTCTTCTTATTTCTTCTCTTTGTTCTAAAACTTTCTTTCTAACAGATTCTTCACGAACCTTACGCTTTTCTATTTGCTTTCTTGATAGTGACATATGTCATCTCCTTCTCAAATCAGGCATACCCGGATCATTGGATGATTTGCCCCAATAAAGATTTCCACCATCTTTTTCTTCTGGGGTTTCAGAAAAATTTAATTCTCTATCAGCAACAAGATTAATATTGGCTGGCACAAAATAAATGTCTGAAACAACCTGCTCACGCCCAGTATCATCCTGCACAACAAACATTTCTCCGACACCTGTTGGCGATGGACGTTTTTCAGTTATTGGATATTTCTTATTGACCGTAAATTTCAAATTCTTCTGTTTTGCTTGATGTAAATGCAATGCTTCTGGCAAAAAAACCATTACGTCAACAAATCTTTTGACAGATTTATTATTATTGTTTTTCACATTGTGAGGATGGGTAGCAGCGGCTGAAAGCTGCTGTGCTGGCATATTTGAGCTACTTGGCTGAAATTCCGTTACCGTATATTGCTGTTGTGTTGATGGGGCTGATAGTTGCTGTAATTCTTCAACAGCAATGAATGATGAATCTTCACCAGCCCCATCAAAAGAAAACTTTTTATTTTTTATGATAATTCCACTTTTTGATTCTTTGAAACTTATAAATTTTTTGGTTAACTCATAAATCTCAACATCAATGATAAGAATATCTCTTCTTGCCATCTGTGCCATGATAGAAGCTGCTACTTTTTCAACAGGCACATCGTCAAATGGATCGCCAACCTTTTTCTTAAAAGTTTTTGTTTCTTCCTTATTATATTCACCATCAATTTTTTCATAATAGTGATAACAGCACTCAAATCCCACAAATACCTCCTGTCCACTCCATTAAATTAGTCTAAAATTTTATTTATTTTTGTAAAATTCCAGTTCCATTGCGAGTTGAAAAAATGATTGGCTCTCTATTTTTACTAAAAGCAAATGCATTAAAAGCTTCTTTTGTTGGTTCGTGATAAATAATATTTTCACAAACCATTATACCATTTTCACTTAGGTGCGGCCAGAAAAATTCCATATATTCAAGTTGCTTATCATATGCTTGCTCCATCGTGATTATAATCATATCATAAGGTTTTGATAAATTTTTATCAAGTAAATCATCATAAATCGTACCAAAATGAAAAACTATTGGACCCTTGAAGTATTTTTTAATATTCCTTTGACCAATTTTTGAAGAAAAATAATAATCTTTTTTATTTTCACGAAAAGCTAAAAATTTTTCTACAGTTTTACAAGAAATCATAAAGCATCCAGAAAACAGACCCAAATCAAAACCAACTTCCAACAAAGATTTAGGCTCTAAGTACTTACCAAGATGATAATAAAAAGCAGTAAATTTTGGATCAGAATAAGATGGTGATTTTCTAGAATCCTCATTAATCATACAGAATCGATCAAGCAATAACTTACCACTAATTAATTCTTTTTTCAAATGAACATCTACATCCAACTTAAGTTTTTTCAAATCAATTTGTTTCATAAAATTTCACTCTTATATTAGAATAGATGTCAGACTTACATATTTATTTTGAAACAGGAGCCATTGGAGACACAGGACTAAATCTGTGCAGGGCTAATATTGCCATGTGTGCCATTGGTCACGATGCATCAATAATCCATACATCACCAATTTTTAAATCACATGGAAAAGAAACAAAAACAAATCCTAATGTAAAAGTTATACTTGAAAGATGCAAATTTATCAAAAAAATTGAATATGATGTTGATTATAATGAAAAAAATTCATTTTATTTCAGCAAAAAATATAATTGTCAAATTTATCAACCAATGCTCACACGAGACGAACACGACATAAAAGAATGGATTGATTTAAAAGACTTTACACCAGAAATTAATACAAAAAATAAAATAGCAGTTCTTCAACCAGTAAGTATCGATCTAAAGCCACAGCAATTTATAGATTGGTATATACCAATATGGGACAGATGCATAGGATTATTACATGAAAAAGGCTATGATATTTACATGGTTGGTGGGCAAAATGATCCGATAGAAAAAACAATGAAAAAAGAAAGTATTGAAAAAACAAAAAATAAAATTGGATCTTGGTCGATATTAGAAGCATTGGCATTTACAATTTATCGTGCTGATATTGTTCTTGCTTGTGACAGTTGGGCTGCTATCTGGGGACCAGCAGCGAAAATTCCAACATTCACCGCATGGGGCTATAGAATGGAAAACAATATTGATTTTTGGGTTACTGGATTTCTTGGAAATAGAAATTATTACAAATACGGTTGGAGTTCACAAAAAGAATACTGTGACGCATACTTAGCGGGATGTTTGAGTGATCATCTAGCTGGGGGTAAATAAAATGCCTGAATTTGACTTTATGATTGTGGGATCAGGATTCTTTGGTGCCACTTTTGCAAGAAAAGCAACAGATGCTGGCAAAAAGTGCCTTGTAATTGATAAAAACAATCACATTGCTGGCGCAACATATGATCGAAAATGGGACAATGGCATTATTGTAAGTGAATATGGAGCGCACATATTCCACACTCAAAGCGAAGAAGTCTGGGACTTCATTAATAAATTCACAACAATTATGCCTTTCACAAACAAACCAAAAGTTTTATCTAAAGGAAATGTTTATTCATTCCCAATTAACATGATGACTCTTCATCAATTATGGGGAGTTATCAATCCAGAAGAAGCATACCGTAAACTGCAAGATGTGCGGATACCATGCGAAAATCCTAGAAACTTTGAAGAATGGGCTTTAGACAGAGTTGGCAAGGAAATCTATGAATTATTCTTTTATGGATACACTAAAAAACAATGGATGAAAGAACCTAGAGATCTTCCAGCCTCAATAATTCAGAGACTGCCAATAAGACTTACTTATGAAGAAAATTATTTCACAACAAAATATCAAGGCATTCCAAATGAAGGATATTCAGCAACAATAAAAAATATGCTTGATGGAATTAAAACAGAACTCAATACTGATTTTTTTACAATTAGAAACAAATGGCGTGATTATGCCAAACATCTGATCTACACAGGACCAATAGATAAGTTTTACGACTATGAGTTTGGATCTTTGGAATACAACACTTTAAGATTTGAACACAAAAAAATGCATGGCGACTATCAAGGGAATGCTGTGTTTAATCATGTAGACATGTCTGTGCCACATATCAGGACAATAGAGCATAAGCATTTTTACAAAAACAATCCAAAACATTATGAAGTCAAGCTGCAATCGAAAGAAGAAACTGTTGTCTCATATGACATTCCAGTTGCATTTAAAGATCATCCCGAACCTTACTATCCAATCAGAGATGATAAAAACAGCGAACTATACAATAAGTACGCAGATCTTAAAACAAACCACAAAGAAATCACTTTTGGAGGAAGGCTTGGTGAATATAAATATCTGGACATTGACCAGACAATTGCTTCAGCATTAACTAAGTTTAAAACATTTGTGTAGAGAGGCTAAACCAACAAGGTTAACCTCTCTGTCTCGATTTCAAGTTTTTAATTAAACTTATTTGAATTGCCTTTGAAAAGTGCCTCAAAGCATCCTTTTCCTGCATTAAGGTTTCAGGTATTACATAATGATCCGACATCCATACAGACAGCCTGAACTTTTATAATTGTAATACCGAGGTAGTAAAAAGAGACAATATATATATGTTTCCTTATGTTAAGAAAAAACAAATTGAACCAATAAGTCTAAAAGAACACTTTCTGAGAAGAAATAAGGTTTTAATTAAAAGAAAGTATGGTGGTCATGGTGATATCATCATGCAAAGAATGATGTTTGAAGATTTTCAAAAACACATGCCAGAAATAGAATTAACCTACACATGTCCTAAATTATATAAAGATTTTGCAAATAATCACCCATTTGCAAAATGGGTGCCTATAGAAGAAATCAATGAAAGAGATTATGGCATTATTTTTGACATAAGCACAGCTTGTCGTGTTCATGAAAGTAAAATGGGCGGGAGAAATACTGACCATCGCAGTGACATATGGGCGAAAAGTTGTGGTGTAGAACTTACGAATCACAACTGTCACATGGAAATTAATGATGTAGATCTTTATAAAAAATTTATTGAAGAACTTAATCCACAAAAACTGCCAACTGTTTTATTCGCAACTCAATCAACAAAAGACAATTTCGGCCAAGCTAAAAGTCTGCCAGAAAAAACTACCTACCAAACAATAAGCAAACTCAAAGAGCTTGGGTTCTTTGTTTTTACAATTCACAAAGAGCCAATTGAAATATTCACACTAACAAATACTGTTCAATTTATTAATATAGAACTTTCTGCTTGGGCAGGATTGACAGCAGCAGCAGATTATGTCATATCGATTGACACAGGAACATTTCATCTTGCTGGAGCTTTAAAAAAACCATTAGTAGGAATTTTTTCATTTACCGATGGAAAAGTATACGGTAAATATTACAAATTCACATTGGTTCAAAGACATCGTGACAATGGCAATTGGGATTGTGGTCCATGCTATAATTGCACAATCTGTCCAAAATCAAAAGAAATTATAAAACCTTGTATGAGCGATATTAGATTTGAAGAAATAATCGATGCTTTTCAAAAAGAATGTAAAGCTAATTGACATCTACCGCTTTCTTTAACCAAACATTATCTAAATCAAATTCACGAATTTTAATTCCAGACATTAAAATTATATCTTGTCTCATTTTATTTGTTTCATCGTTTTCCGTAATAGAACCAACTCTCTTGGCATAAATTATTTCATTTATGCCAAAATTGATAATTCTCTGCAAGCAATTAACGCATGGAGTTCCTGTTATGTATATTTTAGATCCACCTATGGTAAGTGGATTTGTGGTACAGTTCAAAATGGCATTCTCTTCTGCGTGAATCATCCATAATCTTTTTTTATCTCTTATTTTATAAGGAATTTTGCTCTTATCCGATCCACGAATTGTCGCATTATATCCAGTTCCAATAATATGATTTTGACTGGTAACGATCACAGATCCATGTCTAATATCAGGATCATCTGATCTTAAAGAAACATCAAATGCTATGTTTAGAAAGTATTCATCAAAAGTAGGCCTTTCAATTTTCCCAATAGAATAATTATTTAAAAAGCATCTTCTGCAATATTCAAGAAAAACATCATCTGTGAAACTACCTCGCATAATACTTAAATTTTTATGTATCCAACGAACATTCCCTTCAATATATCCAAGGGAACGATCTATCATGTCTAAAAAGACAGAAGAAAAATCACCTTCTAAATCAAATGAATTAAATTCTAATGGCATTCCAGACAGGCTACATTTTCCGTTTTGATTCAGAAATAAATTCCACAAATATTGCGGTGACAAATCAAAAGGTATTTTTTTGCCTATCGTATTTTTCTTCAAGTTGTCAACATAAACAAGTGGCAAATCTCCACATTGTCTTTTTTCATCATTGCCAAGAACAGGAATATCATTGCTGATAAATCCTGTCAAATCATTATTTTCTACCATTAGATCCTCAACATGTCCTATGCATTCTTCTTAGCCTTATAGTTTCTTTTCACAATATTTTTTTTGACTTCATTCATATCAAGAACGAATTCATAAGCATCGTGAAGTGGACCAAAATAATTTTTACGAACCTTTATTGCAGTAAAACTAATTGCCTTTAAAAATTGATGACAATTTAAGTTTTGATCACTGACAATCACATTTATTTTATTTCTCGGACCTTGTGTTGAAGATCTAATTTTTGTTATCAAATATTGGATCATGCGATTCCCATAGCCCTTACGACACATTTTGGGATCAACAGCCAAACTTATAACATTATAACAATTTTTACCCAAACTGAAAATAAGATACCCAATTATATTATGATCTTTTTCAATAACAAGACCAACATTGTCTTTATTTTTAAGACAAATATCAAAATCCCTTTCATCCCAAGGAAAAGGAAAACATTGATTTTCTATCTCAATGATTGAAGAAATGTCGCTTTGCAGTATCCATCGCATCGTCGGTTCTGACATGTTATGTCCCCTTCCTAGAGACAATATACAAAATAAATAATTTAAGTCAATCTTATTTTAAATAATCTTCAAATGTGCAAGAATTTTTATTAGCATCGGTTTTATTAGCATCGGTATCGTAAATATCACGATTAAGAACTTTCATTTCTTGTCTTAAAGAATGACCTCTATTTTGTACATTTTCATGATTCTTGTCCCATGCTTTCAAATGAGCCTTAATATGCCCGACAACTTCTTTCCTATCAATAACATGTCTTTTTGCAGCAACAACATCAACATTTGCTGTTGAATAAGCCTTGGCATAATTATCTGAATTTCCAGCGTCTTTTGATTCAATGAATCTCAAACTATAAATCGCTTCCGAATCAACTTCTGCAATCAATAATTCTTTCTGAGCATATTCCAGTTGTTTACCCAAATAATCAACCCATCCATATTCTTTGCTCATATATTCTGGGAGATTATTTTCATTATATTTCATGTTATCAGGGTCGAGAATAATCTCTTTGCCCTGAACTGTTACTCGAACTTTTTCCAAAGGTGCATCAATGGCCATATAATGACTCTCCAATAAAAAAACAAGCCTTATCAGCAGTAAAATAACTACGATCAAATTGATCTGGAGGATGACCTCCATCAGGACCAAGTCCATATTTAGGACTATTATAGATTTTAGCAACATCATTTATGTTTTCAAACTGTCTCACAATTATCCCTCAAATTGCTGACCATTAATTGTCAAACTTACCTTGTTGGGATGGATAGTACGAATAATATTGGCGGCTTCTTGCGGAGAATTAGCCTCAACTTCGTCAACCAAAACTTGAGTTGGATGATTGACATATTCATTCAGAACATTTTCAAAAACTTTATATTTAGCCATTTTTATGCCTCGTAGGTGTCTTCTTCTGGAACAAATCCCTTTTTACTGCGCTGCTTCTTGCCCGAAGGAGCATCGCCTACATTGTCCATAGTAACTTCTCCAGCTTTCTTTTCCTGAATCAAGTTCATTCTTTCACGATATGTATCCTTCGATATTTCAAACATGTCAAGAGTACCAATCTTATAATCAAAGCCAATCTTAAATGCAAACCTTGACCGACCATTCCTGTGCTTAATGACAAAAACCCTTCCAACTTCAGCATCTTTTTCAAGAACTTGCTGATTAATTGACCAGAAAGCATCAAGAGGTTTGAACTGATCAAAGCTAGTGCCAATATTAGATTCATCAATATATTGACCAACTTCAAGTTTTGCAGCACTTTGGTTTGGCTGAACACATGTAAATGTACAATGACCTTTTTCAACTCCATAACCACGAAGATCACGCAAAATACGATAAGCACTTTCATATTTTTTAACTGATGGATCGTCTTTCATTTCACCAACATAGTCAACAATTAAAACATTAGGCTTCCATCCTCTTAATTCTAATTGCGCCATATATGCTCTAATTCCATTGACATCAATCTGACCGCCGGGAAACTGTTTGACGTGCAATAGATTTGGATCTTCTTTTTCCTTTTTGAATTCTTCAATAGTTGCTTTAATTTCATCCTTCATATCACGAAGATTATTGATGTCCATCTTGGCAAACTGACTTGTAAATCTCTGAACAATACCAAGCTCATCCATTTCCAATGTAATATAAAGAACCTTATGGCCAAGTAAAACATTCTGAACAGCAGTTTTTACTAGAGCTAGAGACTTACCAGTTCCCGGCAAGCCAATCCAACTTCCAATCTGACCAGCAAACAATCCGCCGCCCGTCAAGGCATTGTCAATCGCTGGGAAACCCGATGTGAATCTATCTTTACCAATGAATACATCATCCATACGACGAAACATTTCGTCAATATTCATGAAGTATTCAAGACCCGGTTCGTAAGACCTATCCACGAGCATGGCTTCACGCATTTTTTCGTAAACAAAACTCCATGTTTTTTCATCTTCAGGAGCCTCTTGCATTTTTTCCAAACTAGAATGGAAAGCAAGCTTTACAGCTTGAACTTTAGCAAAATATGTTACCTTGTCTATCAGGTATTCACGAGAATCAACTCCCGGGACATAATAGTCATAAACACTTTTCAATTCAGCTTGATAATGCAACTGAATTGTACGATCACGATCTTTAAGGGCATTAGATAATTCTTGCTGAAGTATCCAATCCTTTGGTATAGACTTTTTGGTGCTAAAATATTCAAGAAGAATACGACAAATAATTACATGAGCCTCATTGCTAAAATATTCAGGTTTAATTTTATCCATCGACTGAACAAGCATATAATCATCAGTCAAAATCATCGCCAACAATCTGCGCTGAAAAGTATCATCCCATGCAAATTTAGGCCTAATGACTTCTGGGTCAGTCATTGATTCAAGCTTGGCTTGTTCTTCTGGTGTGAGTTCACGCATCAATTATTCCTGTAGGCTCACACCAGAATAACACAAAAATATGAAATCATCTAGATTAATTTGAAAAAAATGAGCAGCACGCCGTTAAACTCAGCCATTGCGAACTATGTAAATTAATTAAATGTATTTTATAAAATATGGTCAGGACGGCGAACTATACTGCTCAAAATATTATATTGATCTCAATGCAGGAAATCAAACTCGCTTAATGAAACCATACCACTACGAATTGATTTTTCACGGGTAATTCTTTTACCCATGCTCTTCTGACCATTCCAAACAATTGCCTTGCAATATGTCGTGAACTTAGTGTCAATCTTCAAAGGAGCATCTTTTTTAGGCTGCTGATCCTTTGGAACAAATCTATTGATAATGTTTTCAAGTAAATTTTCTTGAAAGCAACCATATTTCTGTCGGTTGGCTCCGTGACGAGTTCTATTCTCCCAAAGATTTTGAAGCTCTTCCAAAACTTTTTGAATAAAATTATCACTCACATACTTCTTAGCTACATCAAGACATCTCTCGATATAAACTTGCCTCTTGTAATAGCTTCCTGCCCTAAGCATACTCATCTGAAGCTCTTGCTTTATATCTTCTGCGTCATCAATAAAATTATTATTGCTATTCTTCTTTTTCAATTCATGCGCTGCGTGCCAACAAAGCTTGGAAAACTTTTTATCAAGATCAAAAAATTCAATTTCAGTAATTGGAAAATTGTGAACAATCTCAATCATTTCTTCTCCTTTAAGACGTTTTTATCACTTTCAAATCGTTAAGATTGCGTCCACCACGACATGAAACCTTCAGTCGAAGTTTAGGACAAAGTTCAGATTCGCTTGTAAGCGCATCCATGCTTTTCTTGAAAATTTGTTTCCAGTTATCTTTAGTTACATAAATAACGTAACCGTCATGTACAGTATAAGCAATTTGAGCTTTGCCTTCCAACGCAAAATATAATTTAATCAACTTTTCTAGGCATATCGTTGCAGCAGGAGACTGCACAGCAAAATTTCTAGCAAGATATTCCTTACCAACCTCAAAGTTTGTTCTTCGCTTACCGAAGATATCCTTTGCGTATCCATCTTTTTTAACTTTGCTTTCGCAATCGGCAACAAATGAAATAGCAGTGGGAAACAAAGAACTAATTCGCTCCACCACTTTCTCAGCCACATCAGCCGCCAAACCACATCTCAAAGAAAGTGATCGGGCCGACTGTCCATATATAACAGGCAAGAAGCATTTTTTTGCCAATTCCCTATCATTTTTTTCTGGATCACTTGACATCAAGACCTGAAACAGTGCCGAATAAATATCATCACACTCACACAAACGCAATAGTTTAGAGTCTTGACTAGAGTTGGCTAACACAAAAACTTCCATACCCTTAAAATCAAAACTCATAAATAAATTATCACAACCAATCGGCTTCAAAACATCTTTCAAATCAGATCCCATTGTATGCGGAACAAATGATTTTTTGTAAGCCCCATGACAACGTAATCGACCGTTTTCCTGACCATCAATCTCGTAGTAAGCGTGTACTTTGGCAGCACGTTCTACATCCAATATTCCTACACTCTCAAGATGAGGCAGAACTGTCGTCATTAACGGTAAATGAATCTTACGATAAATGTTTTCACTTTCTTTCCACAAACCCGACGAAACCAAATGCTTAATCCTATTCATCGCCTCAACAAACGAAACAGGAGCAACTTTTTTAATACCACTAAATGATTCTAATATCTTTATATCAATTATAGAAGCCTTTATATCAAGACTCTTGCCAGTCTTACACAAAACATAGCTTGAAAAGTTCTTCCAATTCCAAGTAAAAACCTTTTTATCTTTTGAAAACAATGATAATTGCAACATACTCAAAATTAAAGGCAATGTATCATCACGAATCATTACTTGAAACGAAACACCATCAGAAAGCATGAACTGAAGCTCATTCTCCAAGTCTTTTTCAGCAATGTCCATGATCTCTGGATTAAACCGCAAGAAAACGGCTTTCTGATCAATTCCAGATAACAACTTGGCCAGAGATTCAAAATTCATAGATCGTTCCTCCTAGGCCCAATTCTGCAAAACTTTTCCAGTTAAAACAAGACCAATTTATTTTTGAAATTTTTATTTACAATCAAACTTTGGAACGGGATGCTGACCTAAATGGTAATTGCTGTATAAGTCAGTAAGAATAATGACTTATTAGGTAAACAAGATTAGTAGAGCAAAAATTTAGCGTTTAAGCTTATTCTTTTTGTTACTGTCTTATTCACTTCAGCTTTTACCTTTTGGTTGGTGAAGACTTGCGTACTTTTTTTTGCAGTAAACCTAAGATCGAATAGTCCATGGCATTGTGTTTGTTTGGGAGACACAGGAGCCATGAAAGTCAGCATAAATTCTATTCGACTTTACCTCTACTGCCGTGAGAACAATGCTACCCGTAATAGCATTTGTTGTAGAACAACTACAAAGACCTGCCCATGGTATGGGCCTCACAGGTTAGGCACCTTCATCAACTCAGGTAGTACGAAACCATTGTTGAATCCAGTTGGGGGATTGCCAACCATATTCTACAGATTAAAGCATGAATGTCAAATATTATTTGCCCCAAAATGTCAAAAAACTTGCTTCAACCATTCAATTTTTTGATCATAATTAAAAATAATTTCTGGAAACTCTACTGGCAATTCATTAAAAGAACTTCTATCCTCAGGCAATATTTCCCTTACTTTTTCAATCAGCCTTTCATAACAAACACTACCGAAACTACTATTTTTAGTTTTTTGTATGCTTTCTTGATTAGTTCTATCTAACATCTGTACATCACTAGCAAAACTTAACCAAAATGATATTTTACTTTCTTGATGAAGTTTAAGAAGATTGAATTCAAGAAGTAGGTCTTCTCCCAATAATTGTTCTTCATCGTACCTTATCATGTTGCTTAATTTTTTACTATAAAATACATGTCCACCTAAATTTCTTGCTGCCTTATGACCTAATGTAAATATATCATGCTTTTCGGGTCCATACTTATATCCAAGATTAATAATATTCATGCCCCAACATACTGCATATTTATTTTCTCCAATCTGATTAGAGCCGTTTGTTTGTTCATTTAAAACTTGATATGAAGGCTTGACAATTAAAACATCAGTTCCCGGGTGATGCCTCATGTGTTTTTCAATTTGAATTGCGCCTGTTGGGTAAAATAGGTCGTCTCCATCAGTGAGACTCAGACCATCATATTCTGAGTTTTGCAAAAAATCTAATACAGAGTTTTTACCCTTACTCGGAGTGCCATTTGATTCTGTAACTTTATATTTGACATTCTCTTTTTCGCACCATTCTGAAAAATGAGAAACAAATTCTTGATTTTGAGAATTGATAATTGCAACTGTTTCTATTTCAATGGATTCGGTTGAAAATTGATTGCGACAAGAATTTGTGGCACGAATTGCCTTGTCCATATCACGACTAACTAATGGGCAAAATGCTATTTTCATTTAATACATACCTTGCTTTTCCAAATTTAAAGGAGTAACATGAAGTCTGAAAAAAAAGAGGATGACTACATGTGGCTCTTAGATGCAGTTGAAAAGTATAATATGGACGATCTTGAGGCAAAAGCTTGCAATCTTTCTGCAATGTGGCTTGAACAGAGCAGAAAAACATTTCCTGATTATCGTCACTCAACAATGAAAAAGGGCGACCCTAGAAAGTCTCTCATATTTAAAATAGCATATAAGCTTGCAAGAGAAACTCAGGGAATTCTTGAGAACAATGAATATTCACTTTATATCCGTGCTCAGTTAGAAGTTCTTAAATATATAAATTCTGGAAAAGATCATCCTCTTATTGATCCAAACTGCTTAGTTGGCGAAAGAGCTTGGAAAAGATGGAAGCTTTGGAAGAAAAGGTACGACTCAGTCAAAAATAAACCAGCAGAATCTGTTGCTAATGGAATTGGATTCCAAAAAGCAATTGATGGAATTGAAAAAACAAAAGAATTTTTTGCTAAAATATTCGGCTCTGAACACACATTAAACAAAATGCAAGAATGTTATATTAACAATAATATTTTCCGATGGATTAATCTTGGAAAAATTTCTCCTTATTATCTTGCTATTTCTTCATTTGTTAAAAAAATATTTACAGAAGATGATTATAAGAAAATTAATTTTGAACTTGATGTTTATATGTCTTGCATTAATGACAATGTCAGAGAAAAATTTAAAGAATTATTTCCTTACGAATAATTTTTAAGCCATAAGGCCATAAATCCTCTTGATAAACAAGAATCATAATATCCTGTACAATTTGGATGTCGTGCTAGTTCAAAAATATCACTTCTATACTTTTGTTGAATGTGTTGAGGTGTAATTACATCGAGACGATATGGTGAAGTATCATGAAATATAGCAACATTATTTAAAATATTACGATCTAAACAAATTTCACATTCTTTTGCACGAATAGTTGTCTCACTATCAAAAAATCCTATTTCAAATTTATAATTTGTTATATTTAGAAATTCAATGCTATCTGAGCAAATAACTTCTGCATATTTTTTTAAATTATTTTCTTCTAATATTTCTTCGACTTTGACACATTGTTTGGAATCATTTTCAATACTGATAACTTTTCCAAATCCATTTAGTTTGCAGGCATGAGCTAAAGCTAAAGTTCCGATTCCCTCATACGCTCCTGTTTCCAAAACTAATTTTGGTTTTAGGACACGAATTGTAGAATGAATCCAATTTAATACTTCATATTCAGTTGAACCAATATCAAGAGCATGAAAAAGATGTGATTTTTCTTCTTCTTGATGTGGATGTACCTGATCTTCTCTATTGTACGATGCCCAAGAAGGCATCCATGTTATATCTTTCATAAAATTTATATTTCTCTGTAATATTTGTGTAAGGGACTTGTATAGAGGGTGTAATCTAAAAGAGCAGTTCTTATATAAAGACCATTCCTGACTTGTCTTTCATGATAGTCAGCACGAGAATCATCATCTATGTCTTCACTAATTTCTTCATTTCTAGGGAGAGGATGAAGAATTGCAGCGTTTTCTTTGATTTTATTGATATTGGTTTTGTCAATCTTAAAGAAATCTAGAGAACCACTGACACCTTTGAATCTTTCTTTTTGGATTCTGGTCATATAAATGACATCGATTTCTGGAAGAATGTCATTTGCGTCACATATTTCAACATTTTTACAAGGAATATTTGCAAGGTATTTTTCAGGTATGCTCAAATCACAATCTGCATGATCAGTGGCAGCGCAATAATATATTTTGCAACCATAAATGTGAAGAAGTTCAATAAGACTGTGTATTGTTCTTCCGTTTTTAAGATCTCCACACAACATAACCTTAAGATTACTGACATCTTTCCATTTTTGTTTAATTGTGTGAAGGTCAAGAAGTGCCTGTGTTGGATGTTCCCCAGATCCACTTCCTGCATTAATTACTGGAACACGAGAATATGCTCTTGCTATTTCTGGCCAGCTTGAATCACCATGACGCATAATTATAGCATCAGAATACTGGCCAAGGGTGCGAAATGTATCCTTGAGGCTTTCACCTTTGATTAAACTGCTACTTGAAGATGCATCAGCAGCCGTAACACATCTTCCTCCAAGCCAATGCATTGCTCGCTCAAAGGAAAATCTGGTTCTAGTAGAAGGTTCTGCAAAAAACGAAGAAATACATTTGTTGTTCATTTGGCGACAAAATTCCCAATTCTTTTCAATGTCTGTCGCAATTTCTAAAACAGTTTCAATTTGATCTTTAGTGAAGTCGGAAATGGACAAAAAATGACGCATTTGTTCATCTCGTAATTTTTTGCTTGACAATTAATTATATGTTGAGAACTTAGTACTGCAAGAAAATTTTAATGATATTTTCAACTATTTCATGATCATCTTGCTTTGGGGAAAACATTTCATCCCACTGAGAAGGCTGAACATAAAACTTTCTTTCTCTTGAACTACTGTCAATATCGTAGCCAAAACATCTAATCATGCCTTTTTTTGGATAGTAGATCAAATCAATGTTGAACTGTTCAGCCCTCCCAGTTTTTCCGTTATATGGAGTTCCAACACCTTGGCCTCTGAATTCATAGACAAGCTTGTAATAATTTTCATCCTGTTTCCTTAACTGTGTTGGAAACATAATATAAGAAGGATGTTGCTTTTTAGTTGCATACCACAATTTTTGTGCAAGTCGTTCTAATTCTGTGTACCCTTTCTCTGGACCATCAATTTCTTTTTGATTTATTTCATTCATTTTTTCATAAACATCATTCGCAATATTAGATTCATTGCTTTGATCATCAAAATCACTTATTGTATGAATGCTTTTACAGATCCAACTATCATTTCCTTCTAAGTCTTTTGTTAATCTGCGAGTCACAACTCTCATAGAGCCAAGAGGCGTCAATTCAATTTTAAAGGCACCAGCTTGATCGCCATATTGTATCACATCATTAAAAGTTTGCTTTGCTTCAGTAGCAGGTATAATAGATGGCATTTTTATAAGCTCAGAAATAATTAAATTTGGATTTATTCTTTTAAATAAGTCATCACCTTTCATTACATCTGTGCCACCTAGAATTTGATCCAGTGGATCGCCAAAACCATAATTGGCCATTTCTTTTACAAGCCAATATTTGAAAGACAATCTGTTCATGCAATATATACCAATCGCATAAACAGTATTTATTATTGGAATAAATAAAATGAAAAATTTTTCTTTTCAAACTTGGTTAGAAGATAAGCAAGATGATTATAATTTTTACAAAGATTTAATTTTAGGAAAATTGAATTATAATAAAAAGAATAAAATTAATAGTGTTTCAACTTCTTTAAAATTATGGAATCCGCCTGATAATTTAATAAGCCTACTTGACAATTTAGGCGAATTCAAGAATTTAGATGACAAAATTCAAAAACAGGTTAAAGATAAAATATTAAGCCAAGAAGGAACATTAGGAGACATTATTGATTTGATGTCCAAAGATAGAAAAAAATAGATGGGTTCGCACGATAAATAAGACATGGCAACAAAAAAAACAACTTGTAATTTACCAGCTGGATTGAGCGAGTGTTGCATCAATCCATCTATTGTTTTTAAATGTCCTCCACATAAATCTTCAGAAGTATGTGTAGACAATCAAAGCGATGGAGCTTATGTTCCTCGCACTGTTTCTTATGAAGAAGCATATCGTCAATGTAAGTATATCAAGCAAACAAGTTATCAAGGACAATATAAGCAATTTGGCAGCGCCTTCTCAAATAGCTTCAAATAGGAAAAAAATGATAAATCAAGGTAATCAAGAAAATTTTGATAACAAAGAAGAATTATTAATCAATAATTCCGCCTACGTCAAAGCTTTACAGCTTGGAGAACAAGGATATCAAGGATATCAAGGAACTAAAGGAACTCAAGGAACTCAAGGTTATCAAGGACCCGGAATAGGATCTCAAGGAAGACAAGGACATCAAGGAAGACAAGGAGAGCAAGGAGAGCAAGGATATCAAGGAAGACAAGGAAGACAAGGTCTGCAAGGAGAAAAAGGACTAACGGGACCACAAGGAGGATTAGGATTAACAGGAGTAAAAGGGGATAAAGGGAATCAGGGTCAACAAGGAGAAAAAGGATCTGTAGGCATAGGAAACCAAGGACAACAAGGAAATCTAGGACTTCAAGGACGACAAGGAAATAAAGGACTTCAAGGAGACTTTGGAAATCAAGGAGAAAGAGGAAATCAAGGTTTACAAGGAAGAGACGGTTTTCAAGGCACTATTGGATTTCAAGGTCGTCAGGGATTTCAAGGAAATCAAGGAAATCAAGGTTTTCAAGGATTTCAAGGTCGCCAAGGATTTCAAGGCCGTCAAGGAGAAAAGGGCTATCAAGGCAGTCAAGGTTTTCAGGGATATCAAGGTCATCAAGGTCGTCAAGGATTTCAAGGTCGCCAAGGATATCAAGGTCATCAAGGATATCAAGGATATCAAGGTCATCAAGGACGCCAAGGATTTCAAGGTCGCCAAGGATTTCAAGGTCATCAAGGATTTCAAGGTCGCCAAGGATTTCAAGGTCACCAAGGATTTCAAGGTCGCCAAGGAGAAAAAGGATTAATTGGAGTTCAAGGAGCAATAGGATTAACTGGGGCAATAGGCCCACAAGGAAAACAAGGAATAAACGGCTTAGGAGGAGTTGTTGGTCCGAAAGGGTCTCAAGGCGCTCAAGGCGCAATAGGGCCGAAAGGATCAACAGGATCAACAGGCCCCAAAGGAGCAACAGGTGCGACAGGCCCCACAGGAGCAACAGGTGCGACAGGAGCAAAAGGATCAACAGGAGCAAAAGGAGCACAAGGTTCAGCAGGAGCTAAAAATGCAATTGTTCCAATTATACAAGAATATTCTGAAAAATATGTTGGCTTGTCTTGCGTAGAAATGCCTGAAGTTCGGTTTGAAGATTTAGTTTTTACAGTTATTGGCAATCAAGGCACTAACAATCATAAAGATTTTATTAAATTAAATGATAGTTTTGTGCAAGTTTGCGATCCTCAGTCAATTGTCGTCGTCAGTGTAGTTCCATCAGCTCCAATTAACATTGGAGCATACATAGAAGGTGAATTTTTGTTTATCGAAGCAGAAAGCGAAAAGTTAATTGAAAATGAAATAAAATTAACAATTAGACTATCAGGAATTAGATTGGGCTTTAGCGGCAGAAGATTTGTTGAATACACATACAAAGAAATGATTAAAAACAATCAATTTTGGAATAGTTGGGAATAAGCTATTTTATAATAAATCAAAAAAAGTATAGGAATAAAATGGCAAATCAATGCAATCAATCAGCAACGCAAAGAACAGAAGAAGAATTATTGTGTGTTTTTGCAGACAATAACCAAGGTGGAATTACCGCACAAGATCTGCGAGATTTTGTTGTTTCGACTCAAATTGGACAGTCAAAACAAGGACCACAAGGAAACCAAGGGCAATCTGGCTCACAAGGCAACCAAGGCTCACAAGGAAGAGCAGGGTCTCAAGGCGCTCAAGGTGGTCCTAGTATTGTTGCGGGTCCACAAGGCGCACAAGGTACAAAAGGAAATCAAGGAAATCAAGGATTACAAGGAAATCAAGGAACTATTGGCCTTCAAGGCAGTCCTGATGGATTCCAAGGAATTCAAGGTCTTCAGGGCGAACAAGGAATCAAAGGTGAACAAGGTCTTCAAGGCGAACAAGGAATCCAAGGTGCTGGATTTCAAGGAGATATTGGCCTACAAGGCTATCAAGGGTTCCAAGGTCAAGGATATCAAGGACAAAAGGGAAGTCAAGGAATTGATGGAGCACAAGGACAACAAGGCGTTCAAGGTTTTCAAGGACCGCAAGGTGGAAAAGGCGCACAAGGAACAACAGGCGCAACAGGGATTGGAACACAAGGCGTTCAAGGGCTTCAAGGACTACAAGGCAATCAGGGAATTCAAGGCGCTGGATATCAAGGCGCTCAAGGATATCAAGGAAGACAAGGAACTATTGGATTACAAGGAACTATTGGATTACAAGGACAACAAGGACAACAAGGCCAACAAGGATTTCAAGGACATCAAGGAAGACAAGGTTTAATAGGAAATCAAGGCGAAAAAGGGTTCCAAGGAGAACAAGGGCGACAAGGATTTCAAGGACATCAAGGAAGACAAGGTTTAATAGGAAATCAAGGCGAAAAAGGGTTCCAAGGAGAACAAGGGCGACAAGGATTTCAAGGCCGTCAAGGGTTAACTGGAAATCAAGGATCAACTGGAAATCAAGGCGAAAAAGGGTTCCAAGGAAATCAAGGAAACCAAGGACAAGGATTCCAAGGAAATCAAGGATTCCAAGGATTCCAAGGAAATCAAGGATTCCAAGGATTCCAAGGATTCCAAGGATTCCAAGGATATCAAGGATTAGGATATCAAGGATACCAAAGCAACCAAGGATTCCAAGGGCTTCAAGGTTTCCAAGGAAATCAAGGCGAACAAGGGCTTCAAGGTTTCCAAGGAAATCAAGGCGAACAAGGCTATCAAAGTGAACAAGGATTTCAAGGTGAACAAGGAAGACAAGGAAGACAAGGCGAACAAGGATATCAAGGAGATAAAGGCGAACAAGGATATCAAGGATTTCAAGGAATACTAGGAAGTCAAGGATTTCAAGGAATACTAGGAAGTCAAGGAAATAAAGGAGATACTGGAAATCAAGGCGAACAAGGATATCAAGGAAATCAAGGCTATCAAGGTCATCAAGGATTTACTGGAATTCAAGGAGATAGAGGATATCAAGGATATCAAGGTAGACAAGGAAGACAAGGCGAACAAGGCGATGTTGGATTAACTGGCAATCAAGGAAGCCTAGGATATCAAGGAGAACAAGGATATCAAGGATTAGGATATCAAGGAGAAACAGGATATCAAGGATATCAAAGCAATCAAGGATACCAAGGATACCAAGGATATCAAGGAATACAAGGATATCAAGGACTAGGATATCAAGGAGAAACAGGATATCAAGGATATCAAAGCAATCAAGGATACCAAGGAAATCAAGGTGAACAAGGATATCAAGGACTAGGATATCAAGGAGAAACTGGAAATATAGGAGATGTAGGATATCAAGGATATCAAGGAAATCAAGGTGAACAAGGATATGTAGGACAACAAGGAAGCGAAGGTGAGCGAGGATACCAAGGATATCAAGGAATCCAAGGATTTCAAGGTCGTCAAGGATACCAAGGAAATCAAGGAGATAGAGGATATCAAGGATTTCAAGGAACTCAAGGAGCACAAGGAGATCTTGGATTAACTGGTTACCAAGGACAAATAGGCTATCAAGGTCTGCAAGGTGAACAAGGATATCAAGGTTTTCAAGGGTTCCAAGGATATCAAGGACTAGGATATCAAGGGTTCCAAGGATATCAAGGGTTCCAAGGATATCAAGGGTTCCAAGGATATCAAGGATTTCAGGGATATCAAGGATTTCAGGGATTCCAAGGTACTATTGGAATTACTGGCGCTCAAGGCATAACTGGCGCTCAAGGATCTCAAGGATTCCAAGGCTATCAGGGAAATCAAGGATTCCAAGGGTTTCAAGGATTCCAAGGTTACCAAGGAAATCAAGGTCATCAAGGTTATCAAGGGCTACAAGGCTATCAAGGTTATCAAGGGCTGCAAGGATTTCAGGGAAATCAAGGAAATCAAGGGCTGCAAGGTAGTCCCGATGGATTTCAAGGAGGCCAAGGTTATCAAGGGTTCCAAGGTCATCAGGGAGAACAAGGCTATCAAGGAAATCAAGGATTCCAAGGGTTCCAAGGTCATCAAGGAAATCAAGGATTCCAAGGGTTTCAAGGTCATCAAGGAAATCAAGGATTCCAAGGGTTCCAAGGAAATCAGGGAGAACAAGGCTATCAGGGAAACCAAGGATTCCAAGGGTTCCAAGGATTTCAGGGAAACCAAGGCTATCAAGGGTTCCAAGGAAATCAAGGCAATCAGGGAGAACAAGGATTCCAAGGGTTCCAAGGATTTCAGGGAAACCAAGGCTATCAAGGGTTCCAAGGAAATCAAGGCAATCAGGGAGAACAAGGATTTCAAGGATTCCAAGGATTTCAGGGAAATCAAGGTAATCAGGGAGAACAAGGGGCTGGTTATCAAGGAAATCAAGGTTACCAAGGAAATCAAGGGCTGCAAGGTAGTCCCGATGGATTCCAAGGAGGCCAAGGCTATCAAGGGTTCCAAGGGTTACAAGGAAATCAAGGCTATCAAGGGAACCAAGGCTATCAAGGGTTCCAAGGTCATCAGGGAGAACAAGGCTATCAGGGAAATCAAGGATTCCAAGGATTCCAAGGCCATCAAGGAAATCAAGGATTCCAAGGGTTCCAAGGAAATCAGGGAGAACAAGGCTATCAGGGAAACCAAGGATTCCAAGGGTTCCAAGGTCATCAGGGAGAACAAGGCTATCAGGGAAATCAAGGATTCCAAGGATTCCAAGGCCATCAGGGAGAACAAGGCTATCAAGGAAATCAAGGATTCCAAGGATTCCAAGGTTATCAAGGAAATCAAGGGTTCCAAGGGTTTCAAGGAAATCAAGGATTCCAAGGATATCAAGGAAACTTGGGATATCAAGGAGATGCTGGTGAATCTGGTGTTCAAGGACCGCAAGGCATTACAGGCACTGGACTACAAGGCAATCAGGGATTACAAGGTCCTGCTGATGGATTTCAAGGATATCAAGGATATCAAGGATATCAAGGATCAATAGGGAGTCAAGGTGTTGCTGGAACAGGTGGTCAAGGCTATCAAGGAAACCAAGGAACTCAGGGATATCAAGCATATCCTTTTGGATTTCAAGGCAGTCAAGGCAACGTAGGAAGCCAAGGATTCCAAGGACCAGCTAATGGTTTTCAAGGAAGACAAGGCGCACAAGGAAGACAAGGATTCCAAGGAAACCAAGGAAATCAAGGAGAACAAGGAAATCAAGGCAATCAAGGAGCAGGATTCCAAGGCAATCAGGGATTGCAAGGCCCTGCCGATGGATTTCAAGGATATCAAGGTAACCAAGGATATCAAGGTAACCAAGGATATCAAGGTAACCAAGGAAGACAAGGATATCAAGGAAGACAAGGATATCAAGGCAACCAAGGAAATCAAGGTTTTCAAGGTCCTGCCGATGGATTTCAAGGCATTCAAGGAAATCAAGGATCTTTATTTGGTCCAAAATATAAGTATGAGTCGGTATATGGTAATCAAGCTCCATCTGCTGGTTATATTCACTTTAATAATGCAACAATAAGTAATGTAACTCAGATTTACATCAAAAAAGTTGATTATAACGGTATAGATGAAGGAAATTACATCGAAGATTTTATTGTAAATAATTACATTTACATTGAATCCGACAATACAACAAATTTAGCAATATTTAATTCAAATGGAAGTCCCATTGGCTACCAGTCTGGGGGATATTCTGGATTTCCAATAGATTATTATTCAGTTCCAGTCAATTTTGTTTCTGGAAACGCATTAGTAAATCAAGAAATTTATAGCTTACTTACAGGAATAACAGGGAATCAAGGTTATCAAGGTTATCAAGGTTATCAAGGAAATCAGGGTACAATTGGGGCACAAGGAAATCAAGGTGGACCAGCTGGATTTCAAGGCCAAACAGGAGCACAAGGGCCTAAAGGCGATCAAGGCGATCAAGGTGATCAAGGTGAGCCGGGTCCTCTAGGAGAACAAGGTCCTCCCGGCGAAAATGGTTCTGGATTGCAAGGTTCAGCCGGAGCACAAGGCGCACAAGGCGCAGAAGGTCCACAAGGTGATAAGTATGCGATCCTTCCTGTTGTTACTTCTCAAGGAACTGAATATGTTGAGCTTATATGTGTAGAAATGCCAGAAGTTAGATTTGAAGATATCGTCATATTCAAGGTTGGTGGACTTGGACATAAAACAGAAAATGTTTCAAAATTTATTGATGATCGGTTGTTACAAGTTTGTGCCTTTAACACAATAAAACCTGTAAGTGTTGTTCCATCAATGCCAGTTATTGTTGGAGCTTATGTGAGAGACAATCTTATTATTATTGATGTGGAAAGCGATAAGCTTATCAATAATCAAATTGAAGTGGTAGTGAGACTTTCTGGAATAAGGGCTGGCGCTGCACATAAGAGATTCGCAACCCATACCTACGAAGAAATGGTTAGGAATAATACATTCTGGAGTAGATGGAGAGAAGGTTAAATTTTACAGAATATAACCAAGTATGGTTCCTTCAAAGTCACAACCAACAGAAGCTTCATGAGTTACTTTCAAAACGATTGTAACTCCTTCTGGGACTTTGATCGGAGAATAACTGTAAGTTAAATTGAGTGTTAAATTTGCCACTGAACTACGACCAGCTAGAACTGGATCGCCATCAACATAAAGCTTAAAAAGCGCATTAGCGTTTCCGCTAACATTAACCCCAATAAAATAAAATGTTTTATCTGCTGGAACAGTATAAGTAACAACTGTTGTTTCGGTTGATGTTAAAACAAGAGCTACATCTCCAAACGTATTTGCTTCAGTCCCGGGATAACTAGGAACTATTGGCCGAGTTACTAAACCGAACTCATCTCCAATAGGATTAGTCACTTGCGCTGGGACTATGTCATCAATACCTTCCCCTGTAATGACAACACGGGGTCTTTTACGATTGGTCGGAGACGATGGATAAACCACAAGTGATTCATCCATGACATCCCCGCCAACGCCGGGATTAAGTATTGTGTAATCATCAGCCATATTTGACTTTTCTCCTTATATATTTAGCACTTGATGCCACAAAACTTATTCTTCTTGAATTTTCTCAAAAACTCCTGTACAATAAGCACTTGGAGACCGTTCTAATGAGGCCAAAATCGTGAAATTCGCCAGCATTGACATTGAAACAACAGGTCTTTCTCAGGAAAACTGTGACATATTACAGTTTGCTGTTGTTTTGGATGATTTGAAAAACCCAAAACCACTTGAAGAACTTCCTCGATTCCAAGCTATATTTATGCAGGATAACTATAAGGGTAATCCATTCGCTTTGAGTATGCATTCAGAAATATTCAAAAAAATTGATATGGCTAAAAAGAAAAATCTGGAATATTGCCCAGACCAAGACATTTATTTCATGCCCATAGATCACTTGCCAACCGCTCTTACCGCCTTTTTTCTCAAAAATGGTTATAATCAAAATGATAAAAATGGCAATATTTATATAAATCCAGCAGGTAAGAATTTATCTTCTTTCGACATTCCTTTCCTTAAATCAAAAATCAAGGATTGGGGAAGCATTTACTTTCTTAATCGCTCTATAGATCCTGCTATATTGTATTTTGATTTGGAAAATGATCATTCTCTTCCTGACATGAAAAAATGCATGGAAAGAGCAGGCATCGCAGGAGAAGTTGCCCATACTGCTCTTGAAGACGCTTTAGTTGTGATTAAACTTTTGAGACACAAGTTGATAAATAAAGAATGTGTTGCGGAAGAAAAAAGGTGAAAAAGAGGAAGACTACAGGACCAAGATCTGGTCTGACTAAGTCTCGTGCAAAAGTGCAATCTCAGGAGAAGTTAAAAAAAGATGACCAACATCCTCCGAATCAACAATGATTATTCTTTTTTCTTGTCTGATGATATGAAAATCAGAACTGAGTTGTGGGACAGATTACGTTTCCGTGATAAGAATTACTTTCACAACCGTGCCTACAAGATGAAAAAGTGGGACGGCTTCATCAATTTTTTTGCATTAGAAACAGGTAAATTTTTGACTGGTTTGCTTCCTGAAGTTAGTGCTGTCTTGAATCATTTCAAAACAGAATATACAGTTGAAGACTTGAGAACTAAGAGTCTATTCGCTTATCAAGAAGTTGACAAACTTTTTCTTAATCAATGGCTTCCAGAAACGAACAGTATTGGCGACAAGATCAAGTCTCTTGAGCTTTATGATTACCAAGTTGAAATGATTAATCAAGTTGTCAAACATCGCAGAGGTGTTATCTATGCTCCTACTTCTGCTGGAAAATCATTGGTAATGCTCGGTATCCTTAAAACTATTGCTCCTAATACACCTACATTGGTTTTGCAGAATAGGGCTAGTTTGGCTCAACAAAATTACGATGAGTTTGTTAAGTGGGGTCTTCCTAATGTTGGATCATTATGGGGTGGAAGTGTAAATCCAAGTATGATAACAGTTGCAACAGTTCAATCTGTTGCCAAAATGGAAAAAGTATTGCCTAAAATCAAAGTTCTTATTGTTGATGAAATTCATGATATGATGAGTACTTTGCCAAAAGCTGTTTATCGTCGTCTCAAGTCTGCTGATATTCGTGTTGCAGTAAGTGCAACTCCTTTCAAATTTGGTGGTAAAGACCAAGTTCAAAAATTTTATGTTCGTGGTTTTTTCGGGCCAATCTTGAAGATTAAGTCGGCAGAAGGTGGAGTTCTAACTACTTCTGAATTGCAAGACCGTGGAATTTTGGCAAAGAGCAAGTGTATATTCTATCCAATTCGTGAGCCTAAGATTCCACATGACATTTACATTGATGCAGTAACTCGTGGAATTGCCGAAAGCTTTCATTTTCATGATGTTGTAACTCGTCTTGCCAAGAGTTTAAGAGGTAGAACTCTTATTCTAGTTGATCGTATTGCTCATGGAGATGCTTTGAACAAGCTTCTTCCCAACAGTCTTTGGGTTCAAGGCAAAGACAATGCTGTTACCAGAAAGTCAGTAATTAAAGAATTGCAGAAGGCTAAGGGCGATTTAATTGCGATTGCAACTCAGCAGATTTTTAATACGGGAATCAATGTTCACCCAAACAATTTAATTAATGCTGCTGGTGGTCAGGCTGATCACATGATTATTCAGCGTATGGGTCGTGGATTAAGAACAGCCGATGACAAAGAAAGATTGAATTATTTTGACTTTGTTTTTGAAATTAATGATTATCTGGAAGATCACAGCAACAAAAGAATTGAAATTTTGAAGAAAGAAGGTCATAATGTTGAAATCAAGGAGATAGACTTTTAATGTTGGATTCTCCTGATTTTGAACTTGAATTTTACGATGAGCAGAATCGTATGATGATGGAGAGGTATGTAGTTGTTTTCAAAAAATGGAAAATTCCTTGGAAGACATATGTCAAAGATGTTGAAAAAAGGCTTAGAAATAGAAAATATTGGCTATGGTCTTACTTAGTTGGAATAGAGAAGTTCATTCAAGATATGGGTGAAAATGTTCCATCCAAAGAGTTAGTGGAAAAAGATAAAGATTCCCGTATCAGTAGAATTGTAGGGGACTTCTACAAAGTCGAACAATACATCAGGAACCTATGAGCCAAGAACCACAAGGCATAAGCGATCTAGAGCCTTTTATTATTGCTCTTCAAAAAATTGGATATAAAGATCTTGCAATTAAATGTCTTGATGCTTTTTCCGAATCAGCTTCACTATTTGGTCAACATGACAATTTATCTAAATGTTATTTTAAGATAAAAGAATATAAGAAATCAATAAAGCATGGTAAGGCATCTTTAACCGTTGCTCCAAGCGCACAACATGTATTTGTAACAAGAAACAATCTTATAAATGTTTACAACAGTGCCAATATGCCAGAAGAGGCGATGACTTATATCGGTTTTAATGAAGGAGCAGGATCATCTGGAGAGATTGAACTTCATAAGTCTTATGCTCTTTATTTGTTAAACAGAAAACCTGAAGCTCAAAAAATACTTGAAAACGCATTGTTGAGCGATGATATTCCTGAAGAAATTCGTGATAAGATTAAATTCAATCTAGGAACATATTATTTATATGAAGATAAATTCCAAAAAGGGATGAGGCAATTTCTCTTGGGTGGAGCCAAGATGAAACTTTGGAATACAGAAGTAATATTCACAAAAAATAATGCTTTGAATCTGCCATTTTGGCAAGGCTCTCCAGATGTAAAAAATCTTGTTGTTTATGCCGAAGCAGGAATCGGCGATGAGATCATCAATATTCGATTTATGAATCATTTGAAAGAACGTGGCATTAATGCCTATTGGTATGAAGCTACACAGAAAAATAAAAAAAATGATAGACAAGGAATAACTAATCTTTTTGTAAAAAATGGCTATCCTGTCATTCAAGATTTGGAAGAAGTATTGCATATGCCTGATGTCATGTGGACATATTCAATGCAATTACCAATTTATTTGAATCTTGGCTATGCCGATTTATGGAAAGAACCATATCTAAAACCTTGTCCAGAATTTCAGAACAAATGGAAAATTGACACAGATAAGCCGAAAATCGGTATTCGTTGGAAGGGAAGTAAGAATTACGAACAAGATCTACATCGATCCTATCCTGTCTCTCAGCTTTATTCAAATATTGGTCATATTGATGCTCATTTCATTAGTCTACAAAGAGATGATGGAGTAGAAGAAACTGTTGATTTCCCTAATGTTGTTGATTATAGTGATAAGCTAGAAACAATTGAAGATACTTTTGCATTGATCAGTAATCTTGACATTGTTATTACGTCATGCACAAGCATTGCTCATATGGCAGCATCACAAGGCAAGAAGGTTTATGTTTTTGTACCAATTTCAGCATATTACACTTGGTGCCACTCAGCAGAGAAAAGCCCTTGGTATGGTGAAAATGTAACATTGCTAAGGCAAACAAAACCAAGAAATTGGGATGAACCCATGGCAAAACTTAAAGATTTGTTAGGGTATTTGAATTGAAAACAATATTTTTCTTATCTGGTCTTCCAAGATCTGGATCGACACTTTTAGGTTCGATCATAGGTCAAAATCCAGATTTTCATGTTACTCCAACTAGTCCTCTTTTAGATTTACTTTGTTTTGCCAATCAGAATTTTAACTTGTTGGAACAAAAATATACCTATGACAAAGATGTAGTTTCTGCTAATGTTTACAAAGGAATTATCGAAGGCTTTTACAAGCATATAGACAAGAAATATATTTTAGATAAACATCGTGGTCATCCACGAAACTTGGTTCCTTTGAAAAAATTTGTAACAGATGAACCTAAAATAATTTGTACTGTTCGTCCAGTTTCAGAAATAATTGCTTCTTATATTAAATTAATTGAAAAAAACAAACAATCTGATAATTTTATTGACAATCATTTGAAATCAAAAAAAATACCAATTAACATTGGCAATCGTGCCAAGTGCTTATGGGAAGAATACATTATATCTCCATATGAAAGCATGAAGTTTGGACTGAAAAATTATAGAGATAATTTGCATATTGTTGAGTATGAAAACTTGATAAACAAGCCTGACATTGTGTTGAAACAAATTTATGACTTTTTAGGTTTGCCTCATTATTTGGGTCATCTTTATGAAAACATTCATAATTTTTGTGCTGAAGAAAAGGATGCTGCTTGGGGATTAGAAAATTTACATTTAATTAGAACAATCTTAAAGAAGACAAGCACTCCTCCTGATGAGATACTTGGGCCATATTTGACTGAATATTATAATCAATTTAATCTGGTGTACTAATGCAAATATTAAATGAAACTCTACACGCAAAATACGATCTAGTAGTAGACAAAGCCTACATCATCACCATTCGTGGTCATGAAACATCAGAGAAATTAGCTTCTCGATGCCTTGAATCATGTAAAAGAGTAGGACAAAAAGCCGAAATTTACGATGCTTTTGATGGTACTGATCCTAATGTTGAAGGAATTAAAGTCCCAGAACATTGCCAAGACGCTACATGGCTTAAATGGCTTCGTCTTGTAAATCACGAATTGACAAAACCAGAAGTATGTTGCTTGTTAAGTCATTTTTCCTTGTGGTGCAAATGCATTGAACAAAATAAACCTTTAATTGCATTGGAGCATGACGCTGTAAT